TACCTATAGAAGGAGAGGAATTTAATGATTGGAGATTGCCTACAATAGATGAGTTAAAAACTCTCACCAAAAGTAATTTGGGAGATATAGATGAAGACAATGCTAATTATTGGTCAAGTTCTTCAATTGATGACACTAATTATGCTTGGGCTGCCAATTTATATTATGGCAGTCAGCACCAGGGTAATAAATCTAATTATTATCGAATTTGCTGTGTTAGAGAAGGAAGAACAGGATTAGAATGGAGTGCTACAAGTAAATATACAATGACATACAATGAAGCTATTGAGTATGCTAAAAAACTAGTAGCACCAGTATATTACAAGGCTAAACAATGAGCTATAAAATATCAAAAGAACTGTTTGAAGCAGTAATGAGTCTTAAAGTAATTGAATTTTATTGTAGAAATGAAATACAGTATTATCCTGCTGACAAAGAAAGAGTAAGGTGTATTGATTGGATACCAACATTAAGTGGTTGTGAATATAACGACTTCTTCTTTAAATGTAAAGAGTGGCTAATAGGACGAGGATATGATAATTGGTCGGGTTATCACGAAAATGAGTATTTTTGCTATGTAAAAACAAAAAACACATTTATTTCTAATTCAGAACAACAAGCAGTATTTGATGCTACGGATTATGTTAGAAGATTAACAGAAGGGAAGTAAGATGAGTTATTTTAATGATTTTCAGTCTGACTCATATTTTGATGAGCCATATATTAGTGATTCTTGGAATGAAAACAAAAAACAGAAAAATTACAGATCAAGCAACTTTTCAGAGTTTAAATGTAGGTACGTAGATGAGATAATAGGAATTAAAGGGAAAGCTATAGCAGTTAAAGTAAAAGGTACTATCATATTTCAACCATTAAAGTGCCTGTACAGAGCATATTCTGTAGGAAAAAATGAGCTTAGAATAAAATACAAAATGACTTATTTGTGGGATAGTAATATTAAAAAAGCAATGGAGGAAAAAAGCGATGGAAAATAATAGCTTAGCTTTATTCCTAGTAGTTGGTGCTTATATAGCAATTTTAATAGCTTTTAAAGGAAGTGAAGATGATTAATATATTCAACTATATGCCAGTATCTGGTAAGTTACAACATCAAATAGCATACTTAGCTTATGCTCATACATTGCTTACTTATGCTCATCAATCCTACCTAGATGAGAATGGAGTACACATACTTAAAGACGAGCAAGAACAGTTAGCAACGGATATAATGCTAAAAACAATGGAGATACTAGAGGAGGGTGGTTGGACGTATGAGCACTTAACTAGGGTTTCAACTCACGAGATAAGACAAGCATACAATAAAAACCATATAGAAGTAGTTAAGTTTTTTCCTACAGGTAGTCAGTATATACCAGGTTATCTAGCTCTGTTAATGCTATTACAGGTTAAAAAGCTAAAAATACTAGAGCCTATAGACTCTTATGTAAGCGACGTGCTAGATTACTTGTTTAAAGCTGTACCTAAAGAAGATAGAACTAAGTATGCTCAATGCGTTAAAGCATTAAAACAAATACATAGGATAAAATAATGGATTCAAATTGTAAAGCACTATTAGCCTTAGAAAGGGCACTAACTAACCTACACGAAAAAGAAAATAGAGATTGTGAAAGACTAGTTAAAACATTAAGTAGTTATCTTACTGCCTTACTTATAGGTATTGCTATACTCTCTGCGGTGATATATTATGAAGGATGCTAGTTATTATTATGAAATGGACATGTCTCAATTATTAACAATGGGCTATCCAGAAGGTGTAAAGTGTAAACTAAGGGCTGCAATTAAAGTTAGAGATAAACTAATAAACGAAGACTATAGGACTAGGGATAACCATAGACTAAATGATGTGCTTAAAGCTATAAAACATAATAAAGAGCTCTTAGCTGAGGTAGGAATTTATGAATATTAACCAAGCATGTAAAGCGCTAGGTAGAAACTCTAGCTATTTTTATAATATGCCTAAAGAAGAGTTTGAGTATATTAAGTCATTAGATGAGAACCTAGTAGTTGCTTATAATAAATATGTAGAAGAGTACAATAATATAAAAGTACTACTTATGGATAAATACTATGAGAATGAAGTTTTGCTTAGAGAAAATGCTAAATTAGTAGGTGTTTTTAATAGAGAATATGCAAATACTATAATATTACCTTTATTTAAAATCACAACTAATTTATCTTGGAAAGCTTTTAAAAGGAGAAAGTTGCTATGGAACCAGTACCAAGAATCTGCAAATGCTGTAATAAACCCTTTATAGATAATAAGACAAAGGGAAGGTCTAGAAACTATTGTAGTATAGTGTGTAGTAGAAGACAAATGCAAAGAAACTACCATAAAAACCGTAGATTATTTGAAATTAAAATAGCTAAATGGAATAATAAGCTTAAATTAGTTTTTGGAATTAAATAGATTTTTTAAATTTAATTTAATAATATTTCAATATAATTATATAAATAAAACATAAGGACACACTATGAACATATTTGTATCTAGCCCTTGCCCATACGAGTCAGCCAGCTACTTAGACGACAAACGAGTAGTTAAAATGATTCTTGAATCTGCGCAAATGCTTAATGTTGCTTTAATCAAGCTATTTAATACTGACGGTATCGGCTATAAGCTAACTCACGTTAATCACCCTTGTACTAAATGGGCTTGTGCTAATCAAAACAATTACGCTTGGCTATTTAACCACTTTGTAGCTTTATGCTCTGAGTATACAAGACGCTATGGTAAAATACATAAATGCCAAGCTGACTATATGCACGAGTTTAGTCGTCATGTTCCTAGCAATTATACTCCAGTAGTTGATTTTGTTAATTGTACTACACATCATAAACACATAGCTGATGTACACGAAGCATATAAAGCTGAGCTAGAGCTTAAATGGCGTAATGACATTAGAGTACCAACTTGGAATAAACGACGAAGATTTCATATGCCATACATATATAATCCAAACGCATAAGGAGAAAAGATGCTAGTAGACAATAATGTTAAAGTAGTAGATATAGTCTATGACTTAGAGTTTAATTGTTATTTACATAACAATGCTTTGATACTAGATTTAGAGTGCTTTATAGCTAAAGTTTTAACAAGCGGTAAAATGCCATCATTTACAATAAAGGAGATGTAATGAAAACAATAGTAGAGTTTGACTCATTAAAAGAGTTTAAAGATTTAGTTATTAGCAAAGAGTTAGTAGATATTCTTAGTGAAGATAAAAAAGAGTTGATAGATGAATGTACTATTTTACAAGAAGAGCTAAATAATTTAAAACTATCTATTAAGCTAATAATTAAAAGATGGAATAGCTCACCAGGTTTATATTGCAATGATTATGGTAGCTTTAATGAAGATGAAATAAAAGCTTATAATACAATAGTGGAGGTATTAAATGGCTAAGTATCCAGTGTACCCAGAGTGGGAAGATATTTATAATGAAATAAGCACTAGTGAGCTTATAGATATTATTGATAATGCTAGAGAGTCGGATATAGATAATGCTATAACTCAATATATTAAAATTAACTATGACCCTATATGCTGGGAAGAAGATGACGAAGAGTATGACCGGTGGAAAGATGAACAACTTTTCTTGGATTGATAATTTATTAACGGCTATACTAGTACTAATACTAGTATGGTCATTCAAAGGATATGTATGGTAGAGTTTCCTATTTTAGAGTTTCTTAATCAAAAGAAAACACACGAAGGGTTTATTACAGGCCCTGGTGGTAGTGGTAAGACTGAGATGCTTATTAATATCTGTAATATATTAAATGAGGCTAAAATTAACTATAGAGTAGTAGCTTATACTAATAAGGCTGTAGAAGTAATAAATAAAAGAGTACCTACAGCTCCTACTAGTACACTACACTCTTGGCTTACTAAGCGCCCAGGTATAAATAGTAAAGCTAAGCACCTTAAATCACTTATGATAAGTAATCAATATGGTGTACCAGCACCACTACAATTGCTAATAGTAGATGAGTTTAGTATGGTTAGCGAAGAAGACTATGCTGATATAGGTATGCTAGTAGACCCAGATATGGAAGGTGATATTAAGCTATATACTCTTTATATAGGTGACTTAGCTCAGCTACCTCCAATTAAAAGTGTGTGCCCAGTTTACCCAGCTGGTAACTTTTGGCTTAAGCTAACTAAAATATGGAGGTCTAATAAGCAATTACAAGAGCCACTACAAAAGCTTAGAGATATGATAGATGATATAGAAAGCGGTATACCTGAGGCTGAAGCAATACACTATCTACACGCTAATGAATCTTTTATTAGAAATATAGACGTAGTAGAAGCATATAAAAGCTTTGATAGTCCTAATAAAGTATTATTAGCTTATACTAATGAAGCAGTTCAGCTACATAATGCTAAGCTACAGGGACACGATAAAGTAAAAGCTGGTGATGTTATTTTTGATTCTACAAATAAATGTAGTCATATAGTTAAGCGTATACTACCTAATACTCCAATGCTTATGGAGCTTATGTATCATACAGCTAATGGGATTATTCATAAAGAAACAAAATATAATCCATTAAAGACACTTATGAAGCTACCATTTGTACAATTTATAGAGACTGAGAATAATATTAATATTCCAATTATATTTGGTGCGTACAATAATAAAATAGCGCGTGAAAACTTAGGTAAGATATTAGTAAATTTAAATAGGGAGGGAAAAGATTCTAGCCAAGCATATAAAATGTATAAATGTGTCAATGATTACACTAGCAATGTAGACTTCAATCATTGTATAACTACTCATAAGACACAAGGTAGTGAATGGGATTATGTATTTATAGATAGCATAGACTACCAAAAATGTAAAAACACGTTGGAAAAACTAAAGTTATTATATGTAGGGATTTCACGTGCTAAAGTATCTTGTTTTTTAAATAATTAATTTAATTCTCTAAGATTAAATTAATATTTATTATGATATAATTATTTTAATTAAAAATTTGAAAGGATTTACAATGGCTTCTAAAAAAGAATTATTCGAAAGTGTTGTTGCTGCAGTTAGCAACTTTTGTGCAAACAATAAAGTTAAAGGTGACGTTAAAGATGGTTTGATTGCTATTATCAATGACACACTTGCTCCTAAAGCTGGAGGCGTATCTGTTGACCTAGAGTCTGTAGTTAAAAGAGATATCGATGGAAACATTACACATATTCTTTGCTCAGTATCTAACAAATTCTTGCCAGCAACTGCTGATTTCTTCTATGAAGATAAAGAAGGTAAAGGTATTAACGGTCTTAAAAGATTGTCAAGACAAGCTGAAGGTGTTAGAAAAAGATTTATCAAAGAACTTGCAGCTACTGAAAGAGCAATTATGCAAGATGTTCTTGGTGGAGCAATGTCTCCTGAAGCTGGTAAAGCTAAACTAGAAGAAGCTAGAGCTGCTAAACCAGACTACGCTGTTGTTTCAGACGTTATTGCTGAAGAAGTAGCAGAATAATATTAGCCTTCGGGCTAGTATTTCAGTGAGAGCCAACATCTAATCTCCATCCTTTAGTGTGTCCTACTAAACTATAAATTATTCTTGGCTCTCTCTGAAGTACTAGCAATAGCACTTCTAACGACAATATCACGACAAAGGAAAGACAATGGCAAGAAAAGGTACGAAAGTAAAAACACAAGTTGGTGAACTTAACTATGTATTCATTACAGGTGAAGGTAGAAATGGGGCTATGCCTGGCGAACCGGAAAGACCAATCTTTACGGCTTCTATCGTAACTAAAAAAGATAGTGAATTACATAAAAGTATTAAAGCTCAGATTAATGCTGAGTGGGAAGCTTATAGAAACGAAACTGGCACTAAAGGTGCTCCAGCTAGTACAGGTGTAAGAGACGTAATGGTTGAAACAGATGAGTTAGATGAATATGGTGCACGTAAAAAAGTACCCTCTGGTGACGTGCTTATAACATTTAAAACATCTACTACTTGGGCTGATGGAAAACCGCAAACAATAAAAGTGTTTGATGGTAAAGGTAACGACATAACTACTGCGGTGCATAATGCAAGCTGGACTATTGGCAACGGTAGTACTGGTATTATTCACGGTACAGCTATGGGAAATAATGTAGGCGGAAAAGCTAAAGTATCACTATACTTAACAGCTATTCAATTAGCTAAACTGTCTAAATATGAAGGCTCTTCAATTGATGTTGATTCAGATATTGGAGAAGAAATAGATTTAGGTGATAACGTAGCGGCAATTAGTACTTCTGATAAACCGGATATTTAATAAAAAGGGGTAACACCCTTTTTATTTTCTTAAGTATTTTAGCTAAACTAAACTAAAGGATAAAAATGTATGAATTAGTTACTAATTTAAGCCAACTACCAAACTTCACATTAGATTTTCCAGTCTTCTCTGATATAGAAACAGAAGGCCTCTATATAAATGTTAGATTAATCCAATTATACCAACCAACAACATCAGACCTAGTCTATACTTTAGATATGGATAAGCTAAACCTAGATGAAGTTAAAGCAATATTAAAACCACTTTGGACTGTATGGCACCGTGCCTCTTATGACTTAGGCACATTAAATATGCATACAGCTAAAATAGATGATACCCTTTATCTTGCTAGAAATGCATTCCCAGAAATTAGAGACTTTACTCTTGATAATGTAGTTGGGCATCTAGGATATAATCATTTATATGATGGAATAGATAAAAAGAAGATGCAAAAACAAGGCTTTGTTAAAGGTGCATATCTTAGTGCATTACAATTAAGATACGCGGCTACAGACGTTATAGCGCTATCTAAAATATGGGATAATGCTAAGATACAAGCGTGTAGAAATATATTGTCATACAAAGTAGATATGGCTTCTATATGCTATGCTGTTATGTATCAACAAAATGGATTACTAGTAAACCAATTAGCGGTAAGAACTGAACTAGATAAACTAGTAGATGTAATTGCTGAAAATAAAGTAAAACTAGGTAGCTTAAATCCTAACTCACCTAAGCAGGTTAAGATCGCCTTAGGTACTGACTCCTCAGATAAAGCAACATTAGTTAAGCTTATAGCCACTGGTAATGAAACAGCACGCCTAGTATATGAGCAAAGAAGATTACTTAAACGAGAAGGCTTTCTACAAAGCTATAACTATCCTAAAGTATTTACTAGGTTTACACCTGGTGGTGCAACAACAGGTAGATTTACAGCTACAGGTGGTGATATGCCTCGTGGAATTAACGCGCAACAGATTACAAGAGACTTACAATATATCTTTAATACTGATACTGAGGATACAGTAGTTATACACGCTGACTATTCTACAGCTGAGCTTAGAGCTGGGTGTAGTATTATGAATGAGCCTACTATGTATCAAGAGCTCAAAGATAAAAAAGACCTACACATTGAAGCTGCAGCTATGGCACTAGGCATAGACCCAAAACAAGTAACTAAAAAAGATAGACAAAAAGGTAAGGCTATCTCATTTGGTTTTATTTTTGGTATGTCAGCCGATTCATTTGTTGAATATGCTTATGTTAACTATGGCGTTATTTTCACTCCAGAAGAAGCTAAAGCTATTAAGAAAAAGTATGATACTAAATATCAAAACATAGCTGCGTATCATAAACTCAAATGGAATAATTATAAAACTCAACCAGTAGTAACTCCATTAGGTAAGCGAGCAATGGCTAACCTAGGTACCGATGCTATTAACTTTGCAACACAAGGTGGTATTGCTGAAACTACTAAATTAGCTGTGCATTACTTATGCCGAGACCATGCTGAAGCAATTAAATATATTTATAACGTTGTACACGATGCAATATATCTAAGAGTTCCTAGAGGTATGGAAGAAGTATGGGCTGACTATCTTATCTCATCAATGAAAAAAGCATGGGTAGAAATTTGCAAATGTGATTTATTTAATTATAAAGATATTGAGATGCCAGTAGAAATAGAATATAATGGAAAAGTGAGAGTAGCATAATGGAAGATTTTGAATTTGTAGAAATAGATTTAGATTCTTATGGAGTAGTAGTACCACCTAAGAATGATAAGATAGCACTTATAGACGCTGATACATTAGCTTATACTGCGTGCTTAGCATCTGAAGAAGCGGTAGATGTATTACCTAAAGAATTCTATACAGAAATGGAGTGGGATAGCATAATCAATAATCCTAGCTATGACGCTGATAAAGGTATTATTTATAATATGAATCTACCAGCAGCTTTAAATGTTGCAGAAGACAAACTTAAGCGAATACTAGATAACACTGGGTGTATAGACTGTGAATTGCACTTTACTATAGGTAGAGCTAATTTTAGATATAAGCTATCGTCTAGCTATAAATCAGGTAGAACTGGTAGAATGCCGGCTGGCTTATATGAAACTAAAAAAGCTTTATTAAGTAAGTATAATGGTCAAATGCATTCAGAGTGGGAAGCTGATGACTACGTAGTTTATGCTATGAAAGCATATCCCTCTAAGTATATTTTAGTTGCTATGGATAAAGATGTTTATAACTCTATTCCTGGTAAGCACTATAACTATTATGAGTCAGCTCAATTTAACAAATCTATGTCTTGGATTGAAATAAGCGAAGATACAGCTAAAGTATGGCCTTATATTCAAACATTAACTGGCGATGCTACTGATAGTGTTTTAGGTATTAAAGGTATAGGTACAGCTAAAGCAGCTAAACTAGTTAAAGCAGATATGAGTGAAGCTGAATTATGGAAAGCAGTTACAAACGCTTGGGAGAAAGCTGGTATGACTTCCATAGACGCTATACTAACTATGAACCTAGTTAATATGCACCTATTAGAAGAAGTAGATGGTAAATTACAAATTAAATATTGGATGCCTAAGGAAGAAGAATGAATCAATATGAACTTGACTATAAAGAAATAGTTAAATACGTACTACAAAGAGGTGAAAGAAAACAAGGTAGAAACGGTATTACTAAAAGTGTATTTGGTATAACTCTTGGTATAACTCTTAATGAAGGTTTTCCACTTCTAACTAGTAGAAAGATATTTTATAAAGGTGTTTTTGGCGAGCTAGCAGCTATGCTTAGAGGGCCTAAAACAGTAGCTGATTTTGAGAACCAAGGCTGTAACTACTGGAAGCTATGGGCTGATTTAGATGGTAACCTAGAGCTTGACTATGGTAATGCTTGGCTTGATTTTAATGGTGTAAACCAGTTACAATATGTAATTGATACACTTAAAACTAATCCTAATGATAGACGTATGGTTATATCAGGGTGGAGGCCAGATAGACTAGATAAACTTAGTTTACCTTGTTGTCACTACGCATACCAATTTTATGTTAGAGAAGGTAGATACTTAGATATGTTATGGACTCAGCGTAGTGCAGACCTTATGGTAGGCGTGCCTAGTGATGTAGTATTTGGAGCTGCTTGGATTATTATGTTAGCAAATGAGGTTGGATATAAACCTGGTAGGTTAATACTTTCATTAGGCGATGTACATATTTATGATGAACATACAATTTTAGCAAATGAGTATGTACAAAAGTCTGTATATGGATTACCAGCGTACTATATAAATAAACCAGAAGGTGCTAAGTTAGTTGATTTTACGGCTCAAGATATAACTGTTATAGGCTATCAACATAAAGATACTATGTTTTTTGAATTAAAGGCTTAATATGAAAGTAGGAATTATTTTATTATCATTAAATGGTTTGTATGTGTCATCAGATGGTATGCTACCTAGACGTCCTAAGTTTGATAAAGAGTTATTACTTGGGATAATAAAAGATAAAAAAGTACTATGCTCACCTAATACATTAGCTGGGCTTCCTAAAAGTATTTTAGATAGTGCTTATTTCACCACTAATGTTAATGCAGATTACGATATTAACTTTGGTATAGATACTTTTAAAACTGCTAGACCAGATATGCTTATAGTAGTTAGAAGTGGACACAGTTTAGATGAAGGTAAAAAATTTGATTTAACCGGGTTTAAACAACTTGTTAGTCAAGCTAATTTGGAGATATGGGTATGAAATTAGAATCTGAATTAACTTATGCTGAGCATGCTAAGTTTAGAAAAAACGATAGTGGCAAATTAAGGTATTCATTAGTACCACCTAAATCAATAGCTGATATTGCTGATATACTAACATTTGGCGCTAATAAATATGATGCTAACAATTGGAGACTCTGTAAAGAGCCTGAGCGCTATATAGATGCACTTTATAGACATCTAGAAGCATGGAGAGCTGGTGAGAAACTAGACCCTGAAAGTGGTAGAAGTCATCTTGCACACGCTTTAACAAATCTAGTTTTTATTAATGAATTATATATCGATTAAATCAGTTTTAAGATATGAATTATCTTAAAAGATTATTTGATTATATGATTATATTATTTAAACAAAATAAACAATCCTCGTTGATTATTTATTATAATTTAATTTAAAAAGGAGTTAAATTGCAAGTGGTAACAATTAAAAGTTTCTTAGTTATGCTACAAGAACAAAAGCTTAGCAACTATGAAATTGCTGATATACTGGGCACTAGCGTAGCTATGGTATCTAACTATAGAAATCATAAATACAATCCAAGTTTAGATGTTGCTAAGCGTGTATATAAATACGCTAATGTTACACTACACCCATTTAGTGAAGACTCATTAAAAATAGAAATAGCAAAGGACAAATAATGTTTACATATATGGTATATGACTGCGAGATTATAAAAGCAATTCCAGACCCAAAAGTAGTTCAAAGCGGTAAGATAGAATATTGTAAAGGCTGGGATGACCTCGAAGGCATGGGTATTAGTTGTATAGGCGCTAGAATAGTCAATATAAATAATACTGAGTATGAGTTCTACGATACAGCATTTGTAGATGATTCACTTGTAGATGAACTAGATGGACAATTAGATAACTTTGAAGCTTTTGACTTATGTCTAGAAAATGTACATTGTATTGTAGGCTTTAACAATAATCATTTTGATGATAAACTACTTAATGCTAATGGCTATAAAATTCCATTTGGAGTTATTAACTATGATATACTAGCTGAGATATGGGAAGGAGCAGGACTAAGTAGAACCTTCGAATATCCAAGTCATACTGGATTTAGCCTAGACGCTATTTGTAGTGCTAATGGTATAGGTAAAAAGACTGGAACTGGTGAACTTGCGCCTATACTATGGCAGAATAATAAAAAGAATGAAGTAATTAGCTATTGTAAAAATGACGTAAAGCTTACAGATGCTTTATTTAGGTTAATACAGCAAAAAGGTGAAATAGTAGACCCTAGACAGTTTAATGATAAGTTTAAATACTACAATCCAAACTTTGAATTTAAACCTATTAAAGTAAAAACTATATCAGATATACTTGGATTAAAAGACATAGGAGAAACTAAATGAATCATACAAATGATGAATTACAAATGCTAACTACAAACTGGGCTAAGAGAACTGGTATAGCTGATAATGGAAAAGCTACGACTCAGCTATTAAAAACTATGTCAGAGCTAGGTGAGCTAGCTGATAACCTAATCAAAGGTAAAGACATCAAAGATGATATAGGTGATGTTATAGTAACTCTTAATAACGTAGCTATACTATGCGGAACTACTATTAATGAGTGCTGGAATCACGCTTATAATGATATTAAAGATAGAGTAGGCTACCTAACTCCAGAAGGTAATTTTATTAAGTCTTCTGACCCAGCATATAGTCTATGGGTTAATAATGAAAACATATTAGTAGATAGATATAGAATAGATACAAATCTATTTGGGCATGACTTATGGATTGAATTTAAAGACGGCTATATACACGAAGCGACAGTTGACAATAATATGCTTCCTAGACTTATGCCAATTATTCAAAAGCTAGAGAATCATACGCTTACAAAAGCTGAGTGCTTAGAGGAGTTATAATGTTATATTTTGAGCCACAAAAAGGTAAAGCATTTGATGACTTACCAGATATAATACTTAGAAAGTTTAATACTACTAATTACTATGTCTCTACTAAGTTTGATGGTAATCAAATTTTTATTAGTAAATTAAATGGTAAAGTTACTTTTGCTACTAGTGATTGGAAACAATTTGAATTACCAGCTATAGGTAATTCACTTGTTAACATAGAGCACGACTTTGTATTAGTAGGTGAGTTTATGAATGCCTGCCAAGGTAAGCTAGGTGATAGAAAACATTCAGCAGTTTTAACTACTTACAGAACTGCTTTTAACAAAGGATTTGCTGGGCCTAATGACTATTTAGTTAGTAGAAGTACTATTAAGATTTTTGACTACTTACCAGTTATTAATGGGCAAGTTAAATCTAAAATACCATATCTAGATAGACTAGGTATGATGCCTACTTTTACTCATCCTAGTTTACAACCTATTATTGGCTCAGTTATGACGGGGTTAGAAGCCCTTAGCTATACTAAAGAATTGGTAAACGTTGGTTGGGAAGGTTGTATGCTAGTAGAGCCGCATTCACATTATCACATAGGTAAAAGAGTAAACCATTCGATCAAGCTTAAGTTTAGAAAAACAGCTGACCTACTTTGTATAAATACAGAGCTAGGCACTGGTAAATACGATGGTATGATTGGAGCACTAGTCTTGCAAGATAGTAAAGGTAGATTAGCTAGAGTTGGTAGTGGACTAAATGATTACCAACGATCACTTCCACCTAGGGATTTTATAGGTAATATCATTGAGGTAGAATATGAGCAACTAATGGATACTTATGTACAACCTACATTTGTACAAGTTAGATACGACAAGAAAGTGAGTGACTAATGAAAGAGTCAGAATACCAAGCTAAAATACTTAAGTATCTTAAATCAAGAGGTGCTTATCGTATTAAAGTACAATCAGCGTCTAGAGCAGGTGTACCTGATATAATTGCTTGCTATAAAAGTAAGTTTGTAGCTATAGAATGTAAAACTCCAGAGACTATAAATAATGTATCTGAACTACAGACTATTAATATAGAAGAAATTATAGAGGCACAAGGTGTAGCAATAGTTACCTATTTAGTAAAAGATGTAGAAAATGTATTAAAGGCTATAGATGAATCCATATCCACACCAGCTTAAAATAGCTAAGGAAGCTATACAAATACTTAAGAATAACCTTATAGTATATTTAGCTATGGAAGAACGAACTGGTAAGACTTTAACCTCTTTACTTATTTGTGAAGAGGTTAAAGTATCTAATGTGCTTATTATAACTAAGAAGAAAGCTATAGTAGGATGGGAAGATACTTTAAGCAAGTTTAAGCACACTAAGAAATATACTGTTATAAACTATGAGTCTTTGCATAAATTAGAAAAGCCTAATTTCGACTTAGTTATTATAGATGAAGCACATGCTAACCTAAGTGCATTCCCAACTATAGGTAAAGTATGGAAGTCAGTTTATAAGTTAACACAAAAGAAACCTATTATATTCTTATCAGCTACTCCCAGTGCTCAGTCTTTTTCTCAGCTTTACAATCAACTAAGACTATCTAGTTGGAGTCCTTGGGCTAAGTATAAAGACTTTTATAGATGGTTTGAAACCTACGGAATACCTCAACATCAGTTTGTAGCTGGTAGAGTAATAAATATGTATAATAAAACAAAAGAAGGCGTGTATGATGAAGTTAAGCATTTATTTATTACTTATACTAGGCGTGAACTTGGCTTTGAGCATGAACCTAATGATATTATTCACTATGTTAATTTGGATAATAACACAAAGCTTCTTTATAGAAGACTCGAAAAGCATAAAGTAATTGATATTAATGGAGACACTATACTAGCAGACACTCCTATGAGTTTACTAACTAGATTACACCAATTAGAAGGCGGTACTATTAAGTATGAAGAAGAAAACTATATACTGGAGAATACAGAAAAAGTGGATTATATTAAGTCTACTTTTGGTGATACTAAAGATATTGTTGTGTTTTACCATTATATTAATGAGCTTGAAAAGCTAAAACAGCATTTCAAGAATGCAACTATATTACAAGCTACTAGCTTTGCTGAAGGCGTAGACTTATCTATGTATAAAACACTAGTTATTTATAGTATGGATTTTAGCACTGCTAGATATACTCAAAGACGAGCTAGACAGTGTAATATGAAACGAGGTGAACCTATTGATGTACATTTCATTTTAGTTAAAGATGGAATAAGCGAGCAGGTTTATAAAACTGTAGCTATCAACAAAACGAATTTTGTCAATAGCTATTATGAGGTAGGCCTTATTTAGAAGGTTTACCGCCTTTTCCTTTTTTCTTACTTGAACAAGCCACTGACTCCTCCTTTCACCTTAGTATAGTTCCTCTTAGGTACAAGATATTTATAGTCTTTCTCACTTATGTATTTAGCATTATAAGCTTGAGTATAAAACTCATCTTTATTGCCAGCTTTATAAGACTCAATTAATTTCTTATTACTTAATATAGTATCTAGTGATTGTGATTTACCTCTAATAACTTTATTAAGCATAATGTCTACCATTTTATCTGTAGCTTTATTATTTCTATCTAGCAAATTAATGTATGTAAAAGTGTGTCTATCTTTTATATTCTCATTATCACTAGTATTAGCTACATTCTTAATGTAGTTCATTGGAGACTTATTCTTGTTATTTTGTAACCAAGTAACTAATCTATTATCAAATACAGCCAAGTTTAGTAACTTATTCTTAGTATCTTCATCAAATGTTCCATACTTAGTTAATAAGCCATATCTATGCATAACCATAGCTTGACCAGCTTTTCTACTTTGCTCGTCTGTAATAGGTTTACCCTCTTTAATACCTGCATAAGCTTTTATTTGCCTAGCTATCTCTGGGTCCTCGTTCTTAAGGTCAGCACCTAAATATAAAGCTGTATTGCCTTTATCTTTCTTGCTATGAAATAAGTCTTTGCCTTCAAACAACTCTAAATTAGATATAGCCTTGTTAGGGACTTTAATCTTGGTATTAACAATTTTATCTTCTTTTGTAAATCCAGCTTCAGCTTCATATGCAGCACCTCCAGCACTTATTGTTCCAGCTATTTTATATAGTTGATGCTTAATACCTTCAGGAGGTATTTTAGAATTTTTCATATCTATTTTAAGCACATGCAAGTCATTAGTAAAAGAGGCGCTACCATAGTGTTTACTATATGGAGCTCTGCTATATTTTAATTCTACGCCTTGCGCTTTAAACTGTTTAATTAGTCTAGGAATAACTGAGTTACCTAGGCTTTCATAAAACTTAGTAACTCCGGCTTTACCTACTAGTTCTTTTTCTCTTTGAATAGGTATAACTACAGTGTCTACCCCACCTTCAACTGCTCTTTGGATAGAATCTATAATTGCTAAAGTACTAAACTTATCTTGCTTCATAGGAAAATCAGCTATTCTAGACCCAGTCTTTTTAAACGCTATAGCTCTATTAACTTCACTTGCAGCACTCCATAATACACGATTAGCCTCTTCTACATCCTTATCTAATTTTAGTAGCTTTAATAAGTCTTCCCTTTTAGTTATATTATGCTGTGCAGCTATAGCTACTTCGCTTAATATATCTACCTCATTAGATATTTTTTTATAATTACTATCAGTTTCTAATACATATTCAACCGCGTTCTGTAAGTCTTGTTGCGCCCTAGAATTCAACCTGGTTATACTATCTACTCCTGGATATTTTGATTTAAAAATTTTATCAACTATAGCTTGTCTATATTCATTTTGAGCTTCAGTAGCTTTATCTAATTTTTCATCTGTATTAGTAGTATAATAGTTAAACTTAGCATCTAGTAGGTCAGTTTGTTTTTGCTTAGCCTCTTCGTATAGCTTTTTAGCTGTTTGTGTATCTAATACATTAGACTCCTTAATCGAGGTCTTAGCGTATTTAATTTTGTCTTCTAACTGGCCAATTTCTTTTTTTAATTCTTTTTGCTCATTCATAACTGCATAATGGGTATCTGGACCAATTGGCTTGTTGTCAAGGCTAGAATACTTAAGAGTTAATTCCTTTAATTTTTTTTCTGAGTCAGCTAATTTAGCCTTAAAAGTATCTAAGTCAGTACTTTGAAATAACCCTTTACCAGCTCTTTCAGCTTGCATCCAATCTGATTGTAGCTCATTTAAAACTAGTACATCTTCTTGCCCAGTGCCTAAATCTATTTTATCAAAGTGAGTTCTATTCCAACCTAGCTGTTCTATTTTCTTTGTTTTTATAAGACCAGCATTAAGCCCATCTTCAAATTCATGGTGTGTAGGCATTCTACCACTAGTAGGGGTATTAGCAGTAAACTCATTTACTTGATAATCAGCATTTAAAAATGTACCAGATTTACCTAATGTTATATCACTATAACTCTCATTAGAATAAATACTAGATGGTTTAACTCCGCCTTCATAAGTTTTTCTATTTATCATATCTTCCCAGTCAGATAATGGTAAAGCCCTACTATCACCTTTAAACTCTGTAGCTAATCTACCAAGCTGACTTATTTCACCTTCACTAACTCCTCTAGCTTTTAAGAATCTAGTTAGTTCATCATAGTTCATTCTAAGATTTGGGTTTTTCTTAATCATTTCTTGAAGAGCATCTATACTTTTAGTTGTATAGTCTATTGGAAATTGTTGAGGAGGAATACCTCCACCAGCTTGTTGCATAGCTAGTTCTTCACCCTCAACGTAAGTCTTTCCCAGCTTTTTCACTCCTGCTACACCAACTACTCCAGCGCCAAATCCAATCATAAACTTATTAACATCTACTTCTATATCACCGTCATCGTCTATGGTAACACCATTTAGTCCACCACCTATTAAACCAGCAGTTACTTCAGCTGACATCTGAGTTTTAACACCATTTTTATCTCCATAGACTGCTCTATGTGCTTCAGCTGGTTTTAATCCTTCATCTCTAAGCTTATGGTAATTAAGTAGGTTAACTAATCTTTGTTTTAGTCTAGCTTTTACAGCCTCGTCTTTAGCATTAGCTACGTCATTTCTGGCTTTAATTAGGTCTGGCTCAGTTTTTAATTTCATTCTCATATCAAAGAAACTTCTAACTGGAGTTTCTACTTTAGCTGGCAATCTCATATTATCTGGTAGTCTTTCACCTTGTAATAGTTGCTCCATAGGAAGTATATGCCCATCTTTAGTAATGACTAATCTTTGATTAGGATAGATTTCAGCTTCTATAATATCATTAGCTTCACCTGAGTATACCATTATAGGATTCTCTTGTGACTTAATATTTTTATAAGCATCACTACCAAAGTCTATTACTTCTGCTTCTAATGGTGCACTACTAGTTGCTTCAATAGATGGCGTTACATTACCCATTCCTTGTTGATAGTTTTTAGCACCTGCATAAGTAGCTCTCATTTGTTGCATTTGAGATGCAAATGATAATGGGTTTCTAATATCTCTTTGGTCAATAGGTAGTTGCTTAACTATTTCATCATAAGCTTTAACATCTAAAGGATTTTCAAAGGATGTTTTTAAGGCACTAAATAATGCTCTAACTCTACCACCTTCTGTTGGTATTCTAGATTTAAACATATCCCATAGAGTTTGTATAATACCAGCTTTAACTTTACCTTCTGCAGTAGTAGCAATTGTATTGCCAGATGAAGGTCTTGCTAATCCACCAGCATATTGAAATAGTGCTTTATCATTCTTAAATAGCTTACTCATTTGTCTAATTACATCTTTATGAGCTATCATTTCTGGGTCACTAAATTTAACATTCTTTAGTTGAGAATCAAGCTTAATAAAGTCAATAGCTTGCATATCTGTGCCAATACCTAGTGTATTTTTATCTACAAAATGTTTCATCATAGCATTATCTATTTTACTTCTAGTTTCCTTAGGTAATTTAGATACTACATCAAAAAATGTATTGTCATAAGTATCTGCATAGTTAGCAAATGTTCTAATCAAGTCATCTTGTGATTGACCGGGTCTTGTTAATGCTTTATATAAAGAGTTAATCTCTAAAGACTTCATTTTAGAATACTCTTCATTTGCTGTTTTCCAACCTGACTTCCAAATAGTATTCTCAGGTACTAATTGATCGCCTACTCTAAGTATCTCATTGTCTACAGCTTTAGCTAAGTTACCTAAGTTTTTAGATACATCATAGCTCATTTTACTTTTATTCTCGTGAATAAAATCACCTAGCTCTTGTTTAAACCTGATTAGTGCTTCACCGTCTCTAGGAATAGTATTGTTTTCAATATCAGATAAGAATCTAACTAGTTTATTTTCTATTGCTGGGTCTTTAAACTGAGTTGGTATTTGCTCTTTAACACCTTTAATAACATTACCTAAGTCAAATCTATAATCTTTAGTAAATTCTGCAAAAGAATTTTTAACATCACCATAGAAAGCTTTAACGTTTTTAATATAGTCTGGTAAGTCTTTTTGTATTACTTCTACAGCTACACCTGGGTCTGCACTAGCAACTTTATCTATAACTATATTAGCTCTATTAGTTAAATCAATAGTTGCATTTCTAATAGCTCTATCACTAGCTCTAATATCAGCTACAGGGCCACCCATCTTAGAACTAGTAGAGCCTAATGTTCTAAGTAGCATTAAGTCTTCTTGTAATTGCTTATTAGAATTAAGCCAAGGCGCATCTAAATCTACATTATAAAACTTAGAGTATTCTTCAACTAGTTTTAAGCCTTCTTCTCTTGTTAAACCCGTATGAATTAATGCTTCTTTAACAGCACCACCTACATTACCTTTAAAGATATAGTTCTTAATAATATTAGCGCCTTCTATTGCTCCTTTGCCTGACATAGATATAGGTTTAGCAAGAGCTGCTGATACTATTTCTAGTGATGCATTTTCAGCTAACTTAGCTTTCATTTGTTCACCATTAATGTCATTATTAAGCTTAATATTAGCTTTAAGCATATCTAATAAAGTACCAGTAGTTGTACCAGATACAGCTCCAGTTAATGCTGCAGCACCTATTAGAAATGGATTTTTAGTAAATTGAGATGCAGTCTTAGCACCTAAAATACCTCCGCCTACTCCTAAACCTATAGTCCAACCTTCTGTAGCCATAGAGTCTAACATACTAGGGTCATCTAGCTTAATATCATTACCTTGTGCATCTTTTACATAGATAGACCAGCCTTGGCTCTCATCTCCTTCTGCATCATTAGTTCTAGCTTCAGCTTGTATTCCTTGAGTTTGTAGCTCATCTATAATGCCTTGAGTTAGAGCTTTTTGATAGTCCATTATATCAAGTCTATCTTGGTCTGAGCCAAATGTCTTTTGAAGTAAATGCGTTAAACTAGGTACTTTTAATTGAGATGCATTATTAACGGCTCTACCTACTTCCTTATAGGCTCTTTGGTCTTCTGTAAGTTGCTCATCAGGAGTATTATCAAACACAGAATTAAATGCCTTTTTAGGAAGACCAAAAGTCATAACATCAAAACCTTCAGCAATGCTAGTAGCAGCCCCTGTTACTACATCACCTGTTAATTGCAAGGTTTGTTCCATCATAGTTTTAGGCTTTAATACCTTAGGAGTTTTAGGAGCAGTAACTGTAATTATAATTGTTCCAGACTCTAGTTCACTTAAAGAACTAAGGTCAAGTTCAGGCTCTTGAGTAGTTGTGTTAGTTTCTAAAGAGCTTAAGTCAAGCGTAGGTTCAGCTGGCTGACTATTAGTCTTATTTACTCCTGTAGCCATAAATGCTTGTTCTTTAAAATCTTGACTAAAGTTATCTTGGTCTTTAGCTAGCATATCCTTAGCTTCAGGGCTAGCATAGTTATTTACTCCAGCATTTGTGTAATCAAAAGGCATTACATTCCTCCCATTCCAGGTCTACCTGACATATTATTTACAGCTTGTCCTTGAGGCATTTGCCCAGGTAAAGCACCTTGTTGCATAGCTTGTTGTTGAGGTTGATTACCTCCTAGCATTTGAGCTGTCTCATCTAGTATAGCTGCAAGTTCAGGACTATATTTAGTCTTAGTATTTTTAACAGCTAATCCAGCAGCTTTAATATATCCTACAGGATTTATCTGACTAAGTATATTACCTACTGGACCATTAATGAATTGCTCAAGTAGTACTTGATTTTTCTCATCTTCATCATTATAAGCTACAGTATCAACTTCTATATCAGCCCTAGTAAATGCTATTTCTGTTTCCTTAGTTGGTATAGGAGCCATAATATAGTTACCATTTTTATCTATCATAGGCTTACCTGTTTCTGGGTGCATAACTTCTTCAAATACGTATCTAGTTTCTGGTAGGCCTTCAGGTGTTATATTACCAGTAGGCATTTGAATAGGCTTGTTAATCTCAATCCATCTCATACCTTCGTAAGTATCTGCTATTCTCATTACATCGTGAAATGTAAAATATTGCTTAATTAGATTTACTATATCCATACCTAATAGTTTATAGAATTGTTCTACTTTAGCAGTTACGTATCTAAGAGCAATTACAGATGCATTTTGTTGTAGTTTTACCTTAGCACCACTATCTGAAGCATAAGCCATACCTAAGAAACTGTCATTAATAGATAGTATTCTTTGAACTCTATCTAGTGCTTTATCTATAATAGTATACTGGTCTATTACTTCTCTTGTAAGATTCTCAATTTTAATACCTGATAATTCTTTAACTGGAATAACAGCATTAACTCTATTGAATTGATTAGTAAATGCAGCAATGTCATCTACTGCTGATTTCTCAACAAATGCTTTTTGAGTATTAACCATTAATTGTATTTTCAATAGTGCCTGATTAATAGCATGTTGTGTTTCTTTAATCTCTCTAAAGATGCCATAGTACTCAGTTTTATTACTACTATGTAGCTTATGAACTCTATAAGGATTCTTAACTTCTTTAAACGTAATCTCATCTTTAGCTAATATAGTTTCATTGCTCCAATGTATAGACCATGTTTTATCATTCTCATCAGTTATAATAGTATGGACTATTAGGTAATTATCAAATACTTTATAGTTACCACTAAATCTTTCATTATAAGAAAACTCAAACTCAGCCTCATCTATATTAAGAAAGTTATAGTATGTTTCTAAGTCTTTCATTTTAGCTTTGCCATATAGCTTTTGTACTTGATCGCTTGACATCCACTTAAACCTATGTATATATCTAGCGTCACTATAGTCTTCTAACCTAGACATAGGGTCAATAGCAATCTCTAATGAAGGTACGTGACTAAGATTAAGTTTATACTTAGGTCTACCAAACTCATCTGTCTCATCTAGTTCTTCTACATCTACATAACTACACATTATACCAGTTAGAAGCAAGTCTAGCTTCATCTTCTCACCTTCAGGTATAAAGTTATTAGTTCTGTAAACATAATCACATAAGTCATTTAAGATAGCTGCCGTAAGTACATCATCTTCTTGCATAGGTAATACTTTAGTAGTATTAATTACTGTACTATAGTAGCCTAATAGCATTCTAGCAAATAGCTTAATGATATTAAAAGTCTCTTGCGGTTGACCTCTAAGCTCTAGCACACTCTTTTGAGATGATGTATAATGTCTATTATGGTACAAGTCAAGAATTTGAATTGCTTCTTTTCTTGACTCTTCAAATGACTCATAGCTAATTTTAAACGTATCTTTTAGTGTTTGGATATCAGCTTTCATTTATTTACCTTTACTGGAACTAGTTTCCCATCTTTAAGTTGTATTTCCATTAGTACATTACTAAAATAAAATTTATCTCCAGCTTTAACATTAGCTTGTTTTATCTCTTCGGGAGTACTATAAGTAGGTATTTTTTCTTCTTTTTGAGTTAATTTTTTAACGTTACCTTCTTTTTTACCAGTTGACACATTATCTAGGCCCTTAAGTGCACTTTGTAATTCATCAATACGAGGTTGCATATACCAGTTAAAAATTCTATCATCAGGGAAAGCAACTTTCATACCTTTTGCTTGAGCAATAATGTTCTCTAAGTATGCCTTAGTAGCTGCTTTAATTTGCTTATCATTTTGATAAAGAGATGACATACCAGATACATATTTTTGCATCTCGCCAGGCGTATAAGTAGCTCCAAACATTTGATTACCTATCTCAATAGTACTTTGTTGGAATTTTATTGCTGCTTCAGATTTAGCATATGTTTGGTCTATATAAGGCATAAGATTATTTATAAAGTTATCTATTGGTCCTGTATCTTTATGTGTTAATCCTTTAAGAGTTCTAGAAAACTCTGCAAACCCAGATAAGTCACTAATTTTAAATGACAAAGTATCTGTAGGGTTAAATTTAAGCGCAGTGCTAAGCTCTCTTATTGCTTTAGAAGCACCTGCATACCTAGGGTCGTTTACATTATTAGCTATAGTAGAAAGATCAGTAGGCTTAGCTATAGCATCAACTTTGTCAGCTAGGTTAGTAGTATACTCTATCTCTCTTTGTGTAGTAGTATCAGTTTTTGCCTTTGCAAATTCTTGTGCAGATTCTGACCCATACTTAGCTTCTATAGTAGCTAAATCTTTTTCAAATGACGTAGACTTACAGCTATCAGGGTTAACTTTACAAGCTTTATATTTTTCTGCTAATGCAGGGTCATCTATTTTTAGTTTCTCATATGTTTTATACCAAGCTTCTACTTGTTTTTCAGTACTTTTACCTTTACCTGAAAGTTTATTTAATTGTTCTATTTTTTGGTCATTTGTTAAAGTATTATCATTTAGAATCCTAGTCATCATTTCAGCATTAACTGCTTCTTGAGTACCTTCACCTTGAGCTTTTAGCCCTTCACCCTGAGCCTTAGCTTCAGTATATTTTTGCATACCACTAGTAATACCTTTATAAGAGTTGTTTACGCCAGCAATAAAATCAAATACCTTATTTCTACTAGTAAGGTCATAATTAGAAGATGCATTAGTCATAGCTAAAACTTGGCTTAAGTCTCCAGCCTTTAGTTTACCTTCTGCATCTCTATATAAAGGATAAGCAACACCAAGACCATTAGCAAATGTTTTAATTTCTTCAGGATTAAGATATCCAGACATGTCACCTACAGCATATTTAGACATATAGCTATAGTCCTTATCAGCCGTATTAAATGCTTTAAGCTCATTATCATATCTAACATTTTCTCTTAAAAAATTAAGAGTGGCTGGGTCTACTCCAGCAGCTTTATATGCTTGTATATGCTCTTCATTATAAGGATTAAACTTTTCTACAGCAGTAATTCCTACATTTTTAAATGCTTTACCAGTATCTGGGTCATTTATTAAAAAGTTTAAACCTTCTACAGTATTATTTTCTGTGGCACTTTTAATAGCTTCCCATACTTTAGTTTTATTTTGTGAAACTTTTAAATTAGTAAGTTCTTGGCTAACTAATTCTAATTGTTGTTGCGCTACATTAGACTGAGCGGACGATAAATTAGCTGCAGCAGACCTAGCAGCAAATTCATCTTGAATCGCTTTTCTATATTGCTTACTACCAAAGAAGAAGTCACTTATAGGAGTTGCTTCTTCAGTAGATTGATTTTGTTGGTCATTCGCCATCATTTACCTCCAATAATTCATTAACTATATTATAGTCTACATAGAAATAACCATTTCTAGTAGAGACAGCATCTGGCATAATAAGCATAACTTCTTGGGCTATAACACCGTAAGGCTCATATGTATTTGCACCTATTCTAACTGCTTCATCATTCCAATCCCAAGTATATAAGCTAATTCCATTAACAGTTTTAATATACTTAATATTATTTTTAAGCCTAAAGTCTGAGAAGCCAGCCATAAATCCAG